ATACAGATTTGCCTCTTGTCGAATCTATAACTCTTACTGCATCTTCATTAGACATTCCTCGTCCACCACTACTTCCTGATACTAAGCTGGTATCTTCTGTAGATATTGCTCTACCACCAGAGGGTCTTGTTTGTTGAGACAGTAATCTCATATCTTCTTCTGATACTGCTCGTCCACCACTTCTATCAGCCATCATCTATCCCTTCTAAGTTGCAGCAAATACACGCACGTTGGCTGTACTTCCTGAAGCATTATAACATTCAATACGATCTATTGTATCTGCAGTCCAATTTGATTCCCAAGTATCATTCTCTGAAAGATAGTTGCTTTCATTAAAGGTTCCTGTAACATCACCTCTGTTACGGCTTGCATCGTCAGCAAGACAAAATGGAATACCTGCAGCTAGTTTAACAACAAAGGTATTCTCTAGGTCGCTTCCTGATACTGTTCCACCCTCATTACACATAAGTTGTAACTCTACTGCCTGATCTGACTCGACCCAAAGGAAGTCAAAGTCTCCTAGCATGGAGTCATTCCACACTTCAGTAAGAGTACTATTAGTAATACTGTAACGCTTATCAAAGTAATGCGTTATAGTTATTGAATCAGTCGCTGTAGTGCTTCCTCCAGTGATAGTGTGTGTATCATCATCTGGAATGTCTACAGTGAAATGAGTTGTGTAACTCAGGGTTGCCATAATATTATCTCCATAATTCTATTTACCCCATTCTTTCTTGAGGTAGTTCTGTACAAGAACGGACTTCACAAATATATCGTTGTTATCTTTTGCTAGATGCTGGTTTACTTCATACAAGTTCTTTAGCATGAAAGATTGTTCGTATGATAGGTTGGAAGAGAACCACCCTAAAACGTTTGTTCTCAATCCTTTTGTTACTTCTTTTACACCGTGTGTGTATATGATTGGAAAGATAGCAGCTTCACCTGCTTGTAGTTTTCGTCCTACGGTTCCTATCTCTGTGTTGAAGTATATTTCTCCACCTTCGTAGTCATCGTTTAGGTTTATTGAAAAGCCGTAATCAAAGTGTACGTTGTTTGACTTTGGGTAGGCTTTGAAGTTATCTACATGAAGATTATAGTAATCATCTTTCTTATATTGGTTGTAGTAGTTAACTGAAACTCTGGTCGGGCAGTAGACACAATCTATATAGTGTGCATCGTATATCTTGTTGATTATTAGTTTACGAATGTCTTCTGGTACACTTAATGATTCTTTATTCTGTTTTACTTCTTTTAAGGGCTGTGACTTGTTGCCATCTTTAAAGGTATCTTTTGTAATTGCATCTAAGCAAGTCTGTATTTCATCGTCAGTAAGTAGCTTAATAAACATATTAATTCTTTCACATATAAGTTGAACAAAGCAAGAAAGTGTAGGGTTTTTGAACAGAACCCCACAAAAACTGTTAAGTGATTAAGTACCCGTAGATACTGTAGCCGACTCAGTTGGGTTTTTAGAAACATCTGCCAACACAACATGAATGCGGAATCGCAGTGCGGATTCACCACTGGAGCCACCATCTAAGATGAGAGCATCAATAGTATCAGCACTTGTCAACATACGTGCGTTAGAACCAGAGGCTCCAACAGCAGCTTCTAGGAATGGTGAGAAACCAGCAGCACACGCAGAACCGTCAAGAAAACAGTCTACATCACCACCAGTAAAACCAATATCCATAGTAATCTGACCATTGCCTCGTGCTTCAAGCACTTCTAGGCAACCTGATACGATCATGGTATCTGCAGGAACATCGATCAATTGAACAATGTCACCTCCAGTTCCACCATCAGCAGTATCCCATACAGGAGAAGTCATCACATAAGGCACTGCAGCGTTGGATGGATGTCCAGCCGTTCCACCACCAGTAGCCGTTCTATTATAAGTAGCCATGATTTATATCCTCCTTATGAGCCAAGATCAGCAACGCCAGAAAACACACCCTTGTATCCTGTGCCACTGCCACGAAGTACCTTACGTCCGAAAACGTGAAGACCACGAACAATGTCAGAGAAACTATCAGGGTCACGAATGACTTCCGTCTTAGCAATATGGGAAGCCGTAGCAACGGCACTCATATGACCATAGAGGAAGATGTGTTCACCACCATTTGTTGAAGCGAATGTATGACTTGCAGCAGAAGCAGCACCACCATTAACGATAGCGTTGGTCTGATACATTTTAAAGCCATGTATTACACGATCCGTTACTTGACCATTCATAAGAGCAGAACCTGATTCTCCAGTAACACTAGCGTCCATGATCTTTGCAGATGCAGCACGTAGTACTTCAAAAAACTCAGGGTCGGCTACTAACCAACGATTTTCATAAGGGACATCATTCTCATCAAGAACTTTTGCAGCAGCACTAACCACATTTGCAAGCTCGTCACCAGTAAGAGTAGTGGATGCTCCTGTTAAAGGAGAACCATCTGTACCAGTATCGGCAGCACTTGTAGCAGCGTTGTCGTAGATGTTCTTTAGAATGTTGTAGTCGTATGCTTTCTTTAAGGTGTAAGCACCAGAAGAAGTTGCAAGAGACTCAAAGTTAAGGTGTGAATGACGCTCTTCGATGTCATCAACCTTAAAGGCAAAGTAGTTGCCTTGGTCTACAATGAGTTGGATTTGGTCATCTGCCAGATCCTGTGTGTTCACTGTAGAACCGCGAGTATAAGAAGAAACCGAGATTGTTGGTTCCTTAATGATATTCACGGTGTCGCCATAGTTCTCAATTTCACCAGAGTAGTCGGTGTTGGTAATTGCTTCCGCTACCGAAGATCTTCGAAAGAATTTGAGAACCTTTTGACTGTAGATAGCAGGTACAAAATTACCACTTGGTAAGTTTTCATAACCTGCAGCAGTTGCATAAGCCATAAGCTTAATCCTTTTCTACAATTAGTAAGGTTTAGTTATTATTTTACAGAGAGTTCACTACTCTGCCTTCTTTAGCTGCTTTGTCGATTTGTTTCTCAACAATAGCGAACTCTTTGGGCTTGAGTTTAGAAATCTCAGCAACAGTCCAAACTTTAGTATCATCCTGAAGGTCTTCAATGTAACGTCTTTGTTTAGTTTTTGTTACAGCTTCAGCAGCCTTCTTAGGAGCTTGTTTGTTCCGTTTGCTTGACCTCGTTTTAGAAACTTGTCCATTATCAGCTTTAAATAAGTCAATAACTCTAGCAGCCCATTTAGTGTCAGTATTGTTTTTGTATATCCCGTCAGATATACTTTGAGGCTGTTCATCAAGCCAATCTAGAAATTTCTGGTCTTCTTTCAAAGCTCCAAAGTCAGGGTGCAAACTTAATAGTTCTTGTTCAGCAGTTTGAACAATAGCTTCTTGCTCCTTTACTCTTAGATCTTCTAATCGTCCTTCAATCTCTTTGACTCTATCACTTGCTTTTAACGATGAGATAGTTTCTACTACATCATAAACATCTGGATACTTAGTTCGAAACTGCTGAAGTTCTTCCTCAGTCTTAGGTAACTCTGGCAAGCCCTTAGACTTTTCTGCCATTGATAACTCAGCTTGAAGGAGTTCTTGTTGCTGTTTCCACTCGTTTAGTTTAGTATCATAATGTTTCTTTAAATCTGAATAACGCTTCTTGTAGTCGTGTGCATCAGATTCATTAGTAGCATTCTTTTCAACCAGACCTTGTTTCTTACGTTGAGGAGTAGCCATATCTATGGGGTCTTCAATGTCATCATCTTCGTCTGGGTCGTTTAAAGCACCTCTATACTCGTTCTGGTATGGGGTAGGCTCTAGTTCTTCATTATCCTCTTCTTCAAAAGTATCGGTTTCAGTACGGACAGTCATTTTTACCTCTCTTTCGTGGGGCCATGTGACAACATGGGTAGCCAACGGTAGGTTAGCAATGGGGCCAATAACGACATGTTATGTGGGTAGCCATTGACTAGAAGAACATCTTTGCAAATTCTGCATTACGATGTTCTAATTCTTTTAATTCGCCATATCCATCACGGTAATAGCGTTTATATTCTTGGTGCATTACTTCAGTGTCGTGGTCTAGAGTTGCAGCTACAAACTTAGGGAACTTACGTAAACCACCACTACCTAAATTGAATACAAAGTCTGTGAATATTTCTTGGCAGTTTTGGCACAGTGCATCGAAGTCACCGCTACCAAACTCTGAGATAACATTGCTTGCGCCTTCGGCTGCAATTTGCAAATCAGCTATAAGTAGATTCTCAGCATCTCTATCTGATATACCTACCTTCATCCAACTCTCATCATTCTTCAACTTG